GACAAGATGTGCATTGACGGCAAGCCCCATACTTGGTGGCGTGATCCAGATGGGGATTTGGAGTGTCTTCGATGCGGAGAGTTGATAGAGAAAAAGACCCCCTCTCGAAGAGGGGGAAAGGATCGTCTGCCGAGGAAAGAGCTAGACAATCTGGAGGAAAACTAATTTACTTGATTCATCTTTGCGTGGATCGCTTCATCTTTTGCTTGCGATCCAGCAGAGCTACCAAAATAAAAGGCTACAATTCCTGTCCATGCAGTACCCAAACTACCCAACATAATATCCACTTCAGTAGCCTGATTGATTTTGCCCAACATCAGGCCTACCAATATTCCGAAGAATCCAACAGTAACCGCAACTGCGAGAAAAGGGGGAACCCATGATTTGACGTTTTTCTGCATATCTCGCGCAGACGCACGATCATCATTGCTTAACTTAGCGAAGTCCAAACCCAATTCCTGTGCCTTTGCCTTGAGATTGATTTCAGCTAATTGAATTGCAGCAACCTGTTCGGCGGTCATCTTATTGGATTCAACCATTTTTTGTACGTCATCACCTGACATACCCAAAGCCGATTCCAATCCGCTGATTGCCATACCAGCCACTGGTGAAGATAATGCGCTTGCGACCGTTGGAGCGAGTTTCTCTACTGTATCTAACCAATCACTCATCTTTTCTCCCCGCTAACAATGACACAACCACTGCAATCAATTGCAATGTCCATTGTGTCGTATCGCCTGTTTGTTCACACGGTATAAAATCAAAATTACATACCGCACCGACCGTTCCCGAAATGGCGACTACATACACCAGCAGCCAGATCAGAATCGTTTCATGGTTCACTTCTTATTCCACAATTCAAATAGAGTCTTAATCTTCTCTTCAACCATGCCCAGCCGCACATCCATCTTGGCTAACACGATCACGAGCGTGATAAATCCCAGAACAATAGGCCAAATCTTGGCTAACAGTTCAACGGTATCCATTATGGCTTATCCGCTTTGGCATCCAATTTTTCAAAAATTTGATCCAACTTCATTAAAATTCTATTGATGTCGCGCTGATAGTCTTCTTTATTTATATATTTGTCTGGCATAGCAGACATTTTATCCTCGATCTTAATGATTGAAGATGACAGATTATTGAGTATCCAGCCGCCAAAGAAACCCGCTATTCCAAAGCCAGCGTTAATCAGCGTTTGTGTGTCCATCTTCTTCCTCATTGAATAGTTCTGCTTCTTTGACACGGCGATCATGTAATCCTTTTAATACACGTCCACCCGCTTTATCCCAACGCAAAAACTCTTGTTCAACTTCGTCAAACTTATTTGCATTGACCTTTTTTAGCAAAGTAGACTGCGCAAAGTTTCCACCGCCCACATTAAAACAGAAGTCTACCAAAGCATCATATTGATGTTGGTTTATTTCAACTTTGACAAACGCTTTCACGCAATCTTCAGCGTGACGTACATCGTGTAACAATCTTGCTTCAGCCTGTGCCGCAGTAATCGACAATCCTTCCACAACATCACCGCCTGTGCTGCCATAGCCAATTGTCCAAATACCAGCCGGACACTGATATGCAGTCAACTTGCAACCTTCAGCCATTTTTACTAAGTCGATGCCATCGTGATCAAAATATAAGTCTTCGTGCATAATCTTAAGTCCTGATAATGAAATAAACAGCCAAATAGGGGCTGATTGTATTAAACGCCGTACCTGATCCAGTGTTACCAATGCTCGTATCAGTAATTGTTCCTGTTGTTGTCGCAGTAGTGGTATTCACCGATGTCGTTGTTGTTGTGGATACAGGCACACTTAATGTCAACGTGGTAGTAGTTGAAACAGGAGTACTGAGCGTTAATGATGTTGAAGTGTTAGTACTGGTGTTTAACGTCAATGCAGTATTGGTACTGGTTGTAGTTCCTAGTCCAACCAAAGTAACTGCCGTGTTGGTCGTTACCGATCCAGATGGCGTACCAGCAGATGTGCTTCCAATGGTGACATTTGCAAAACCTGTTGCTGTGTTAAAACTTGTTGGTTGTGGATAACCCACATCGAATCCACCACCACCAGAACTACTTGTATTAGGTCGATATGGAATATTGTGAATGTGTCCACTATCTACCGCACTGTGCGTATGCACTCCAAGCGCATTACCCGTGAAGGTAGAAGTCGAGACAGCAGTTGCATTTCCAGTAGTATTGCTGGTTGAAGTAGATACCGCTGTACCTGTGGTCGTGGATGTTGACGTTGACACAGCCGATCCAGTTGGCGTGGCAACGGAAGAAGAAATTGCTGAACCAGTTGGGCTGCTAGTGGAAACAGAATTAGAAGTTGCAGTCGAATTTGATATCGAATTAGACGTGGAAGTAGATGTTGATACCGCACTATGATTGTGCGAGGGTAGGTTAGGTGTGGTCAGTGTAGTCGTAATTGATCCACCACTTGCCGCTAATCCATATACCGCACCCGCACCAATCGGCATCAAGTTTTGGAAATTCGGCACATTAAATGTTGTCGAGCCATCTCCAGAACCAAAGCTAATTCCTAATATCGCAAATAATCCAGAATAACTGGTACGCGATACAGCCTGACCATTACATAACAACCATCCTGAAGGCGGTGTAACATTCGTCCACATAATCACCGAGCCTGTTGGCTGTGTGATCGTAGTAGAAGCCGGGCTAGTTGTTGGATTTAATAATACCCATGCTCCAAAAGTACTATTAAAAATCATCTGCACATCACCATACGCACCCGGAATATCTCCGGTTGCCAATGTCACATTTGCACCCTTCACAATTCCATACGGGCCAAGAACCGTGGTTCCTAAAGTTAATGTAAGCGTAGGATTGTTGACCGAGTTGCTCGCCGTAGACTTAAACGTGATCATCATTCCATCGTTTAATGCAGTCAAACTAGATGGCAAAGTTAATGTGATGATATCTGCTGTTCCGGTCGCTACGCCAAATTGATAGACGTTTTGCTGTAATTGATCTACTTGAACCGTGCTGGCAATCGTACCGGCAGTGGGTAAGTTAGCAGCAATCGAACCCGCCGACCATGCCTGAGCAGTCGTACCTTCCTGACCGCGAAGCACTGTACATACATCGCCTGTGCGTGAAGTACATAACGTGATCTCATGCTGCAAGCGAGTAGTTGCATCGGTTAAAGATAACTTAAATGCTTGATCGCCAGTAGGCGAAGGAAATGCCGCACCCGTTCCCGTAGCCAAAGTAATCGTTGTATTGGTCGAACTGATTGAGTTAGCAATCGTTGTGGACGCATTGTTTGCAGCAATAATGACAGCCATTAGAATGATCCTCCGGCAGCACTATTAATAGGGTTTAACAGAACCCACTTTGAATATTGATCGTTATAAACCATGTTGCAAATCATGTCGGGTTGAATGTCACCCGTCAACAAGGCTTGATTGTCCATCTTCACAATAGTGATTGCACTTTGTTGAGTACTGCCTAGTGTTAATTGCAACGTAGGTGTATTGGTTGTATTTGCAAAGATCGCTCTAAAACTGAATGCCATGCCATCGCCAATTGCAGTCAACATACTGGTAATCGTGACTAAAATCGCATCTGGCGTTCCAGTAGCAGCAGCGTAAGTAAATTTGGAATTCTGTAAGGTGTCTGGTTGCACGGTATAGTTATTCACCAAAGAAGAAGTAATAAGATTCGATACAATGTCGCCCGTTGCCCAATTTCGAGCAATTGTGCCTTCTTGTGCGCGTAAAACAGTTAATTGATTATTCGTTCTTGCCGTGCATAAACAGATTTCACGAATCAATGATGTAGCTGCATCAGACAATGTTACGGTAAAGCCTTGTCCGGCAGCAGGACTAGGAAATACACCACCCGTATCCACAGCCACGGTGATGACAGTACCGGATGATAATAGCGGTGCGCCCAATGTTGTCGTACCTTGATTGGATGCCAAAAGAACTGTCATATTAAGCCTCTACGTCTACAAAAAATGTGTACCCAAATGGCAAATTCACCGCATTACTATCAATTGCTTCTTGAAGCTGGTATGCCACTATAGGCAAAAATCCGTATTCAGTTTGTCGGGTTGTTGTATTGGTGTTATTGTAAACGCTAGCATTGTATTCGGGGAAATCATAATCTCCCTGCTCTGCAACAACAACGGTTTGAGTAAGATAGATTTTAATTGTGACAACATCTTTGCCGGGATGTTCTGCGGTATCAAACTCAACCGATACCGGATAGGTTTCAGTCAAAAATGGAGCCGCCCCATTCGGCCCAATCAACCACCGCATACAACGCCGTTTCAACCAAGCAATATTGAATTGCTTGCCATCGCCTTTATATAAATTCCACGTCAATATCCGCTTGTAAACATCATCACTGGTTTCAAAATATTGACCGATACTCACTTGGTTATAGCGATTATAAGGATCAATATTATAATCATCAGAATTATATGTTCCTGCCCCAACCAAGTTACCGACCGATAAAGTCGGCCTAGGATTACCATACAATCCCGCGCCCACCCAATCCAGCAAATAGTTGATGATGACCGGATTGGTGTAAACAGGTAGGTTTAAAGCATTGAAAGCATTAAGGTATTCTTGAGCCACAATATTGTAGGCTTGGAAGAATGCCACAATGTTCGCATCATCGTTGTATTGAACGTAAGGATAGGACGGGATGATCGTCTGGCGCGTGACGTTCGTGGTAGCCATTATTGTTGCGTCACCGAAACTTGACCCAAAGTCGTTTCAAAGTATGACTGTGGATCACCATAAATCAAGCCAGTACCAGCCAAAGGCGAAAGTTCAATACCATTCACAGTCACAATAATATTGATTACGCTGATTTGGCTAGGCTGCACCAAAGTTGATATAGATGCTAGAAAAACTGTTTGTAATTCAAAAATGTTGAGCGGTTGGCCTACAGCAATCGAATTCACATAATTCACAATTGGTTGTCCAGCCAGCGATGCTATGGCTGATGCTGACACAACATTGGTTGCAATCGTGTTCCAAGTAATGGCAACGGTTGTAAATTGAAAGAATGGAATCACCAAAGGAATGGAATACACGTCAGGGAAATCATTGATGCTTACTAATTGATTTCTTAGATTTGGCGTAACGATACCGCCTGAAACGTAAGTACCGGATGACGTTGTGTTTTTGCCAATGCTAAAACTGTTGGGTGTAATAACTGTCACCGTCAACGGCGTGTTATTGATTCCTGTCATTCCCGTTACACCCGTCACATTGATGACTTGACCTGTGGAATACCCATGCGTTAAATCGGTTGTCATCACGCCGGGGTTGGCATTCGTGATACCAGTGACTTTTAACTGAGAAGGTAATAACTGATTGATATCAAATAGCCCTTGATAAACCGCATAAGCCATTAAATAGGGATCACCACCAGCACACATAATGAGCCAACCACCACCCACGACTTGCTGTAAAGAAATCAAACGATTGAGTACGCCGGGTACTTTTGCTAATTGTGTTTTTAGAAATGTTGGCATTCCCTGCGCGGATGCCTGTCCAGCCTCTAATACTCTTGCGCGATATTGTTCGGTCGTTTCAGCGGCCTCTGATGGCGTACCCGTTACCGGATTAGTCACCGCCAACTGAATGCTAGTTGGCACAGAGGTGGAAATCGTTGTAACTGTTCCAACTGGAACTGCCCATGATCCAGATACTGTTGCTACCGCAAATAATTGTGCGGAAAGACCATTAGTTCCACCGGGTGGTGCTGCACCAATAATGCCGCCATCTTGAATTACATACTGATAAGTACTGTCTGAAACGATGAAACCTTTCGAGATTACGAAACCGGGAGTGCCTGTAAATTGCACATAAACCGATGTATTGCTGGCTGCGCCGGGTTGAATGCCATACATAATTCCCAACTGATTGAGAATGAAGGCATTGGCTCCAAAGGGAGTAACACTATTGAGTAACTCAACATAGGCTTGATCGCAGAGGGATACTGCACCAGTAGCGGTAGAAGATAAGTCTTCAATCAGCGAGGCGGGCAATGATGCTGTCAAACCGGGTGATAGCGTCTGAGCGATTGCAATCAGTTCTGCATTCAGCGTACTAGGTGGTGTCGGTTGCGCCCCGGCGATGGATAATACTGTCGGTATAGTCACGGATGTAGCCATAAATCCTCCTATACGCGATTGTAGCAAAAAGGGGCTAAAAAGCCCCTTTTTATTGACGATAAACTACTGATTAAGCAGCGGGTGCTTCGGCTGGGGCAGCGTCAGCAACGGGAGCCTCAGCAGCAGGGGGATTGCGCAGTTCTTCAGGCAGTTGAGGCAATGCGATGTTCTGAATGCCTTGAATAATGTTAAACACATCTTTTGCTTTGCACTCGCCAAGAGCAGCCAGTGCTGCATTGACTAAATCCAAAGGCAATGAAATTTGAGGTTGTGGTTGTAAATCAGGTTGTGCTTGATCAGACATTTCTATTCTCCAAATGATGTCCGGCGGTGTTGCCGGATATCGGGATTATACAATTACTTTGTTACCGATGACCAAGGCAAAGGTGTGTTTTGTGGTGATACAGGTGGGTTGATGATGGATTCCAACTGACCATCAATATTTGCATAATAATTTGCTTGATTGTCGGTTTGCGCGTTAATCCAACCCATCACAATTTCTTCGGTCAAATCAGCATACGGCACAAAGTTAGGATCGCTTGCTTCTACGGCTAACTGTACGTTGCCATCAATAGAGGCAGTGTGCGTTCCGTCAGTCCCAGATACGGTGAACAATACATTCACAACGTAATCAGGTTGTGGTGACTGTACGCAGTACATCGAGTTGATGGTGGTGGTGTATGTGATGGACATGATTGCTCCTTATGGATGGGTTGATTTGTATGCGTCAAATTCTGCTTTTAATGCTTGAATAGAAGCAATCATCAATGGGATTAGTTCTGTATAACGAACACCCAAGTATTCTGTTTCGTCTTCTTTTGAATGACGTACATTTTCAATTGCTTCTGGAACCACTGATTGTACTGATTGAGCAATCACACCTACGCATGGCTTATTCTCTGCGTCATCTTTCCAAGTAAATTTGACTGGTTGTAATTGAACAATATCAGACAATGGATCGGTATATGTACCAATAACATTTTTAAGGCGAGCATCAGAGGCAGAAGTCCATGCTGTTGCGCCGCTTGTAAGATTTACACCACCCGAACCTAATGAACCCGCAGTAACAGAAAATGTATCGTAAGTTGTTCCACCTTTTACCCAAGAATTGGAACCAATGACCCAACGTTGAGTAATAGAACCTATTGCACCAGTATTACCTCCTATTCCCGGGCCTAGACCGCTTGCAGCTAGTCCATTACATTGTAATTGACCATCATTATTTCTTGAGCCAATACCAAAATTCCATTCGCCTGCATTACGACAAAAAGCATCAGGATTCCCATCCCCATCACTCAGCACGATGTAGTTAGATGCTGTGCGAATGTCTAGGCCGCCTTGGTTGCCAGAGTAGTTACCAAGAATTGTGGATGCTTGTCCTGTGGTTATTTGGTATCCTGCATAGCTACCAATAAAGGTATTTGCATTTCCTGTTGTTGCGTTGTAACCTGAAGATTGACCAACAAAAACACTTCCAACTGCTGTTGTTGTCGAATATCCTGATTGATAGCCAATATAAGTATTTGAGTTACCAGTTGAACGATTGCTATACCCAGCCTGATATCCCACTGCGGTGTTATTAGAGGCGGTGGTGTTCGCAACTAATGCCCCCCAACCTAAACTTGTATTGTAGCTACCTGTTGTGTTGGCATATAAAGCATTAAATCCAAATCCCACGTTATTTGTGCCTGTGGTATTTTTATATAATGTTTGATAACCAAAAGCATCTAATGATGTTCCTGTTGTATTACTATACCCAGCTTGATAACCCACTGCGGTGTTGTTAGAGGCGGTGGTGTTGTTGTAAAGGCTTCCCCAGCCTAAACTTGTATTGTAGCTACCTGTTGTGTTTGAGTAAAGTGTTTGAAATCCAATAGCTGTTATTGCAGTTCCGCTTGTATTACTTACAGCAGATTGCTTTCCAACTGCGGTATTTTGTGATGCTGTATTAACATTCAAACTAAAGTCGCCAATAGCAGTATTTTCTTGCCCAGTACTATTAGAAACCAAAGCATTAGAACCAATTGCTACGTTTGCCACTCCTGTTGTATTTCCGTAGCCTGCTGTATATCCAACAGCAGTAAGTCTTGTACCTGTAGTATTGCTATACCCAGCTTGATAACCCACTGCGGTGTTGTTAGAGGCGGTGGTGTTG